CCTTGAAAATTCCCCGGGGGAATGTTTGATATTTTAGCTTTTAGATACTTCTTATGGGGGCACATAATCTAGCAATAAACTTCTGTAGGATGGTGACCTGCAGACTCCTTTCGGGCAAGATCCAAAGCGGCTCCTTTGATTTTGTTGGCCATAACTGTTGGGTTATGTGCCTCTTTAAAAGGTATCTAAAAGTAGTTTAGAAGGGAGTAAATCATGGCTAAAAATCACCAAGAAGATCAGGAAAGGGAACCATATGCTAGCCCAAAGCGTAAGTCCAAGCCTGCCAGAACTCAACAAGCTCGTGAAAAACAGCTTACAGCACTGGCAATGGATGTTGCAGAAAAGCAAATGAGAAGCGGAAAGGTTTCCTCACAGGTCTTAACTCACTTTCTCAAGCTCGGAACAGTTCAAGCTGAGTTAGAATTAGAGAAAACAAAGCACGAGAATGAGTTACTTCGAGCAAAGACTGATAACATTAAGGCTCAAGAGAGTAGTGAGAAGAAATACGCTGAAGTTATTGAGGCAATAAGGAAATATTCAGGGTCATTAGGTAATGAGTAAAAAAACATATAGTGAACTAATTGCAATGGATGATTTCCTAGATCGATATGAGTATCTAAGAATTGGGGGTACCATAGGTGAATCTACTTTCGGTAGTAATAGATACTTAAATCAGATTCTTTACAGATCATATGATTGGAAGAAGTTTCGAAGAGATATGATCATTCGAGACAATGGGTGCGATCTCGCTCACCCCGATTACGAGATAGGTAGAATTATTATAGTGCATCACCTCAATCCAATCACTATTGACGATGTAAAGAATAGAAGACGTTGCGTGTTCGATCCAGAAAATGTTGTCTGCGTCTCTCATAGGACACATGAGGCTATACATTATGGAGATGATACACTATTAATGAAAGGTCCCGTGGTCAGAAGACCGGGCGACACAATTCCATGGAGGTGAAAAAAAGTATGGGCAAGAACAAAGATCGAAAGTTCCAAAGCAATCTGCTCGATAGGGCCCCGGTGACTGAGGAAAGTCACATCAATAGCGAGGCAACAGCTCAGGAACCAATTGCTGCTGAACCAAAAGAAGAAGCAATAGAAACACCGGCAGCTCCACCAGCAGAGCAAAAACCCGATCATGGGTTCTACGAGGAGACAAAGCCAAGGACATATGGAAGAGTCAACTCAAAATGCAAGAAGCTCAATGTGAGAAAAGCGCCAAACGCTACAGCAGAAGTTTTGCTTGTAGTAAATTCAGGAAGAGAAGTAAGGATCTTCAAGGACGAGTCAACCGACAAGTTCTATAAAATTTCTCTTGATGTTGGCGTAACTGGTTTTGCAATGAAAGAATTCATCGACGAGGTATAAGCCATGGCAACTAATGAGATGGATAGTATTCTCCTGTCAATTAAGAAGATGATAGGAGTTCCGAAAGATTACGATGTGTTTGATCCCGATATTATCATACACATTAACACAGTATTTGACAGCTTGAACCAAATGGGCGTTGGCCCAGAAGAAGGATTTTCCATCTCAGATAGTTCTACCGAATGGTCTGAGTTTTTAACTTTTGGAAAGAACTCAGAGATGGTTAAGACTTACATGTATTTAAAAGTTCGTATGCTTTTCGACCCACCTTCCAATGGAACATTATCAACTGTGCTTTCAGAGCAGATCAAAGAATACGAATGGAGGCTTTTAATCTTTGCGGATCAGCTTAGGCTTGAGCAGGAAGGAAAAGCATAATGTATATACACTATAATCCAAATCCTGCAGGTAAGGATGCTGGCGATTGTGTAGTAAGAGCATTATGTAAAGTTTTAGACATCGATGATTGGCGCTCAGTGTTTCTTAAAATCTGTATCAAGGGATACGAGTTCTATGATATGCCATCTTCGAATAGCATATGGGAATTAGTTCTATTCGATTACGGGTTTAAGGCAGCAATATTACCAAACACATGCCCTCGATGTTATACACTAAAACAATTCTGCATAGATTATCCAGTCGGAAGGTACTTAGTTGCAACTGGAACTCATGTCATAGCAGTTATTGATGGAGACTATTACGACACTGGAGATTCCGGCAATGAAATCGTAACATATTTTTATTACAAGGAGTAGAATTTATCACCAATGATAACATCAAATAGCGCACAACAGTTCAATCAACAACCAATAGTAACACCACAGCCAATACTTAGACCAACGAACGTTCAGCTTCCAGTTATGGAGAGCAAGATCGATGGAGTTTCTTTGGTCTCATCTGACGATCAGATAACTAGGTATCCGGTTACCGGTGGAGCAACAGTAGCACTCATAGATCTTGCAAGGAATTTATTGGTTTTAAAGACAAATGACATCTATTATGGCAAAGGGCTATATTATGAGACTTATGCCATAAAGAAAAGAGTGCCAGTTCAACCGCAAGTTGTTCAAAATGAGCCTGTTAAACCAAATAATGATCCTTCTTCTGAGTTGATGGCTCAGGTACAGGCAGATATTGCGGGATTAAAGAAGGAATACGACGAGATCTATAAGATGTTAGAAGAACTTACTGCGCCTAAAAAGGAGGGCTAAGTAATGTTCAATCCAGGCCAGCTTATTAATATGCTTGGTGGAATGCAAAATTTCAATCAGCGATTAACAATGTTTAATCAGAACCTTAAACAACAGTTCGGACAGAATGCAGATCCAAGTCAGATTGGTCAGCAATTACTAAACAGTGGGCAAATCTCGCAGGATCAGTTTGAACAGTTTAGACAGATAGCAAACCAGCTAACTGGTAAAAACTATTAATGTTGTTTACCTGTCCCATTGCGCGCAGGGGCTTGTAAAAATATACGACCAAAGGAGAAAAGAAAATGTTAGTTGACGGAAATGGCGGCGGACTTTCTGCTGCAGATGTAGGAGCAGTTCTCGGGGCTAATAACCACGGTGGTGGATTTGGCTTCGGCGGTGACGGCGCTTGGTGGTTAATCGTTCTCTTCCTTTTCGCTTTATCTGGTAACGGATGGGGAAATGGATTTGGAGGAGGAAACGGTATGGCACCACTCGTTCTTGGCAATGGTATTGGAGGAGATGTTCAGAGAGGATTTGATCAGCAGGCTGTTATCAGCGGCATCAATGGAATCTCAACAAGCATTTGCAACAATACTTCAGACATTCTTCAGGCTATGAATGCCAACCAGGCAGCACTTACCGCTGGAGTTAATACTCTTGCCATGGGTCTGCAGAATTGCTGTTGCGAAAATCGTGCAGCGGTTGCTGACCTTAAGTACACTGTTGCCACAGAAGCTTGCGCTGACAGATCAGCTGTAAATGACGCTCTTAGAGATGTCCTCACAGCAAACAATGCAAACACTCAGCGTATCCTTGATCAGATGTGTCAGGACAAGATCGATGCAAAGAATGAGCTCATTGCTAACCTCAGACAGCAGATGGCAATGATGCAGCTCACCGCTTCTCAAAATGCTCAGACTCAGGCTCTTGTTGCAAACAATGAAGCCCAGACTGCAGCACTTGAGCAGTATCTTGCACCGGTTCCAAGACCCGCTTATGTTGTACAGAATCCTAATTGCTGCCAGTACCAGAACTATGGTTGCGGCTGCGGACTTGCATCATAAGAAAGGGGGTGGCATAAATGGCAGAGTATTCAGCTAATGCCATTCAGGTGGTTGCCCCTGGCGAATCTGTTATATTCACTGCTTCACCAAGCCCTTGCCGAAGAGGATTAGTAAGGCATAGAGATGAAACTGGTGATTTCCTGCTTAGAGGCTATGCTCCCAACCGTTTCGGTTGTAACTGCGGATGCAGAAACGATGCAGCGGTAGAGTACTTTGTTGACTTTGGAGCAAACATATCTATTCCGGAAGGCGGAACACCAGGCACAATCTCATTAGCATTCGCTGTTAATGGTTCAACATTACCGGCTACAACAATGGAGGCAACTCCAGCAGCTGTTAATGAGCCATTTAAAGTTAGTGAGGCCACACATATTCCAATCTGGAGAGGATGTTGCCAGACTCTAACTGTCAGAAATACTAGCGATCAGCCAATTCAGGTTGCAAATGCAAATATTGTGTTTACAAGACCTGACTTGAATGTGACCTATTAATTGGAGGTGAAGCAAATGTTCAAATTCTTGAATGAGGCTCAGGAAAGAGCCAAAAAAGAAGCTATGCCTCTGATCTACAAGGAGGGAACTCTTTCACCAACAGAACTCGAGAACCTTAAGAACTGCCTGGCAGTAGTTAAGTATGCAGCTTGCGCTCAGAAAGACATTGCTGAGTTCGAATCTATGGGCTCTGGAATGGGTGGAGATTACTCCGGAAGAAGAGGTCGCAGTATGACCACTGGAAGATATGTCAGCAGAGGCATGGATGGCATGATGAATAGCTATGACAGCTATGGCAGTAACTCATATGAAAGTATGAGGGGCGGAAACTATAGTGGCCATAGTGTTCATGATCGCATGATAGCAGATCTGGAAAGAGAGATGGATCAGGCTAACTCGGAATACGAGAGGAAAGTGATCATGGAGCAGATCAATAAGATCAGGCAGGAGCAACAGCAGGCCATGAAGTGATTGAGAGAGGGGACGTGTAAAAGCGTCCTCTCTTAATTTTCAAAATGGAGACTAAAACTATGGAAGCTTGGAAATTAGAACTGATGCATTCTGGTAGCCCAGGAATGAAATGGTATATCAGAAGATTTCAGAATTATGACGGTTCCTTAACTCCTGAAGGTCGAAAGCGCTATGGTGTCGGAGATCCAAGAAAGCCTAAGAAAGAGGAAGAGAAACCAAAAAAGAAAAGCTTTAAAGAGCGTGCTGCTGAGAAAAAGAAAGCAAAACAGCGTGCTGAAGCTCTTAACAGAGCTAGACAGGCTAAAGCAGCTAAGGCTGAAGAGGCCAAGAAGCAGGCGGAACTCGCTGCAAAGAAACAGCAGGTTCTATCTTCCGGCAAGGCTTCTGAAGTAATACAGTATCAAGGGCAGCTTAGTAATGAGGAGCTTAATCGAGCTCTTAGTCGTATTCGAATGGAAAGAGAATTGAACTCATTCTCAGCTCAGGAACAGAAATCCAATTGGGATAAGATGGATAACTTTATGGGCAAGGTTAACAAGTTAGCAAGTTATGCTCAAACTGGTGGAAGATTCTATCAGCAGGTAGCAACTATTGCTAACACATTCCTCGAAGACGATAACAAGTTACCGATGCTTGGAGTAGGAAAGAAGAAAAAGGATAATCAGTAATGAAACTTTCAAATACCGCAGTCCCAAAGTATTATGGGCAATTTCGAGACAGAGTAATTAGAGGTGAAATACCTGTTAATGAAATGGTTTCTCTCGAAATGAATAGAATAGATCAGTTGATTGAAAATCCTGGTGTATTTTATGACGAAGATGCGGTTGAAGGATGGATAAGTTTTTGTGAAGAAGAGTTAACATTAGTTGATGGCGAGGACATGTTCCTCCTTGACACATTTAAAATATGGGGTGAGCAGCTTTTCGGATGGTTCTACTTTGTTGAGAAGAATATTCCAGAACCAAGTCCTGATGGTCGAGGGGTTGTATATGTCCGTAAGATGATTAAAAAGAGACTAATTAATAAACAGTTTCTTATAATAGCCAGAGGAGCAGCAAAGTCAATTTATGACGAAACTATTCAGGCATATGAATTAGTTGTTGATCCAATGACTACTAGTCAGATTACAACTGCACCAACTATGAAACTTGCGGAGGAAGTAATGTCTCCGTTAAGGACTGCAATAGTCCGTGCAAGAGGCCCTTTATTTCAGTTTTTAACAGAGGGATCACTTCAAAATACAACTGGGTCTAGGATGCTTAGACAGAAGTTGTGTTCTACAAAGAAAGGAATTGAAAATTTCCTCACAAACTCGATTCTCGAGATTCGACCAATGTCTATTGATAAGCTTCAGGGCTTAAGATGTAAGGTCGCCACTGTTGATGAGTGGTTATCCGGAGATATTCGAGAAGACGTAATTGGTGCTATTGAACAGGGTGCTATGAAACTTGACAATTACATAATAATTGCAACAAGTTCTGAAGGTACCGTTCGAAATGGCCCTGGCGATACAATTAAGATGGAGCTCCTTAAAATATTAAAAGGAGAATACATCGCACCGCATGTATCTATCTGGTGGTATCGCTTAGATGACATAAAAGAAGTTGCTGATCCAAACATGTGGATGAAAGCAAACCCGAATATTGAGCAGTTGGACGCTTATGAGACTTACCAACAGGAAGTTGAGAGAGCGGAACAGAACCCATCAGCTAGAAATGATATTTTGGCTAAGAGATTCGGAATTCCAATGGAGGGTTATACTTTCTTCTTTACTTATGAAGAAACCCATGTTCATAAGAAAAGAGAATATTGGCAGTTGCCATGCGCAATGGGAGCCGATATGTCTCAGGGTGACGACTTTTGTGCGTTTACATTCTTATTCCCATTAGGAAATGAAACATTTGGTGTTAAGGTCAGATCATACATTGCCGATAGAACACTATATAAACTGCATGGAGCTATGCGAGAGAAATACGAGGAGTTCATAGATGAAGGCAGCTTGATAGTACTACCTGGCACCGTTTTAAACATGATTGATGTTTACGACGATTTGATAAACCATATAGATTACTGTCAGTATGACGTCGAATGTTTCGGATATGATCCATATAACGCTAAAGATTTTGTTGAGCGATGGGAAAAAGATTATGGTCCATTCGGAATAGTAAAAGTAATACAAGGAGCAAGAACAGAATCGGTTCCATTAGGTGAGATTAAGAAGTTATCGGAAGACCGTAAACTTTTATTCGATGAAGAGTTAATGTCTTTCTGCATGCAGAACGCAATAACTGTCGAAGATACCAATGGAAACCGAAAGTTATTAAAACGAAGATATGAAGAGAAAATTGATAATGTCGCTAGTACCATGGACGCTTGGGTAGCATATCGAGCAAACATGGACTTGTTTGAATAAATTTCGGTAAAGACTCAATGTTATGTGCTGGCGACAGTAAAAGGGAAAATGCCTCCGACCAAAGGAGCAATTATACGGCGTTTTTCTTATTTGATGGGACAATCGTGAAAAGACTAAGCGCACATTAGTTGACGAATTGTTGTCAAAAGTATATACATTGAGTTTTTATATTATGGGGAGAGCTTTGCTATAGGCACTCTCCCTGTTCTTAAGGAGAGCACTATGGAAACTTGGAGAGAAGAGCTTTACCATTCTGCCAAAGGAAGTACTTGGAAAAATCATAAGTACATTCGAAAGGATGGAAAGAAATACATATATAAGGAAACCAAGGAAATAGATGGCGTAACTTGGGATGAATATGTTAATCCTGATACTGGTGAAACCATACAAAAGAATACAGGATTTAAGTATGACCCAGAACGGTATGATAGAGAAGAATTAGTAAAAGATATTAAGTCAGATTATGGTGAGTCTCATCTCGAGACATATGCCAAAGCTGGAAAAGATTTCATTGATCGTCTTATTGCCAATGATAAAAAGAAGACCAAATCTGACTATTTCGTAAAAAAATAGGAGGCGCCTTAAATGACATTCAAAGATAGGTTCAAAAACGCGTGGAATGCCTTCAAAGGCAGAGACCCCACATCAGACGATCGGTATCCGATTTACGATTACGGATATACAACGTCAGTAAGACCAGATCGAGTAAGTGTTTCTAGGGTAAATCTTAGAACCATTCTACCATCTATATTCTGTCGTCTAGCCGTAGATGCAGCTCAGATACCGATTAAACACGTCCGTCTCGACGAGGACGGTAATTATGTTGAAGACATCGATTCAAATCTTAACTGGGCTCTTAAATTCAGAGCCAATGTCGATCAAACTGGTCGAGAATTGATAAGAGATGCGATCATGTCAATGTACGACGAGGGATGTATAGCAATAGTTCCAGTCGTTACAACAATTGATCCAGAAAAGACCGAATCTTATGACATTGATGAGATGCGAGTCGGAAAGATTGTTGAGTGGATGCCAAGAAATATTCGTGTAAATGTTTATAACGAAGATACTGGACTTCATGAAGATCTAATCATGTCTAAAGATGAAGTTGTAATAGTTGAGAACCCGTTCTATTCAATAATGAATGAACCAAACTCAATTTTGCAGCAGCTTGTTAGGACTATTAACAAGTTAGAGCGCTCAAATGAGATGCTCAGCAGCAATAAGTTAGACATGCTTATTCAGTTGCCTTATCCTACCAGATCTAAAATTAAGCAAGATCAGGCTGAGGAAAGAATCAAGACAATTGAAACTCAGCTTAACGGTTCAAAGTTTGGCATTGCGTACATAGATGTAAGCGAGAAGGTAATTCCGCTTAACCGTTCTCTTGAGAACAATCTATGGACTCAGGTTAGTGAACTTATGACCAGACTCTACAACGAGCTTGGCCTTACTCAGAGCATCTTCGACGGCACAGCCGATGAAGCGACAATGCTTAACTACTACAACCGTTCTATAGAACCAACACTTACTGCCATCACAGAGGCAATGAGGATCAAATTCCTTTCAAAGACCGCTTTAACACAGCTTCAGAGTATTGAGTTCTATAGAGAGCCATTCAAACTAGTTCCTGTACAGCAGCTTGCTGATATTGTTGATAAGTTTACAAGAAACGAAATCATGACAGGAAATGAGATCAGAGGTAAGATAGGCCTTAGACCTTCTAAGGATCCTACAGCTAATGAACTCAGAAACAAGAACCTTAACCGCTCTGACAATGAAGTTCCTGGACAGGAGCAGCAGGTTCCTGGCGACCAACCAGAAAATAATTCTTCAGATCAGCAAGAAGCACCAGGTCTACAAGAATTATTAAATAGGCAACAAAAATAAGTAAGGAGGAAAATTCAAAATGGGAAAGACTTATGACTTTGCTGGATGGGCAACTAGGAATGATCTTAGATGCGCTGATGGTCGTATAATCCGTAAAGATGCCTTTAAAGACAACGACGGAAAGACCGTACCATTAGTTTGGAATCACAACCATTCCGAAGTCACTAATGTCATTGGTCATGCTCTTTTGGAAAATAGAGGAGAAGGCGTTTACGCTTACTGCTCACTCAATGATACCCCTACGGGTAAGCATGCAAAAGAGATAATCAGACATGGTGATGTTGAAGCTCTGTCTATCTGGGCGAACAACCTCAAACAGCATGGAAGCGATGTTTTCCATGGCGTAATCCGTGAGCTTAGTCTTGTTCTCGCTGGTGCTAATCCAGGAGCATTCATCGAAGATGTAGAATTTGCTCACAGTGAAGAGGAAGGCGGAAAAGCTATCCTTTACAATGATTGTGAGCTTACTGAGCTCTATCATTCGGATGAGGAAGACGATCCGGAAGAGACTAAGGAGCCTGAGGAAGAAGAAACTCAGGAACCTAAGGAACCCGAGCAGGAGCCTAAAAATGAGGATGATGATCCTGAAAATAAGGAAGATGAGTCTGAAAAAGAGGGCGATGAAGAAGGAGAAGAGGGTAATGAAGAACTCTCTCATTCAGCTGTTCCTGAAGATATCGGGGAAAAGTTCAAAAAGGTAATGAAGAAATTGGATAAGGAAGATCAACAGGTAGTAGCCATGACCATTGGTATGGCATTAACTGAACCAAACGAAGGAGGAGAAGAAATGAAACATAACGCTTTCGACAAGGATTCTAACACAGCAACAATGGTGCACAGCATCAACTTTGCAGACCTTCTGGAAGACGCAAAGAAGGAAGGATCACTCAAGGCAGCTGTACTTGTTCATGCTGCAGAATTTGAGGAGAGTGCTGATGAGTATATCGCTCACGCATATCCTCATAACGAAGATGGAACAGAGCAGACCTATGGTATTGCTAACATCCACTGGCTGTTCCCTGAGGCAAGAATGACATCCCCTACACCCGAGTGGATCAAGAGAGACACTGATTGGGTTGCAGGCGTAATCAACGGCGTTCACCACACACCTTTCAGCCGCATTAAGTCAATGTATGCTGATGTTACAGCTGATGAAGCTCGTGCAAAGGGATACGCAAAGGGTAAGAAGAAGATCGAGGAAGTATTCACCCTGCTCAAGAGAACCACAACTCCTCAGACCATCTACAAGAAACAGAAGCTGGATCGCGATGATATCATCGATATCACAGATTTCGACGTTGTTGCATGGATCAAGGTTGAGATGAGATTTATGCTGGAGGAGGAAATTGCACGTGCAATCCTCGTTGGCGACGGAAGATCAACAGCTTCTGATGATCACATCTCTCACGAGCATGTAAGACCTATCTGGCTTGATGATGTTCTCTACACAATCAAGCATGAGATCTCAGATCCTACACCTGAGAATGTTATCGACGAGGCAGTTCTTGCTCGTATCAACTACAAGGGATCAGGCCAGCCTGTTCTTTACACAACTGAGGAGTGGATCACAAAGATGCTGCTTCTTAAGGACACAACAAAGCACAGACTTTACAAGACAATGGAAGAGCTTGCAACAGCTATGCGCGTAAGCAAGATCGTTCCTGTTCCTGTAATGGAAGGCCTTACAAGAACTGTTGGCGAGGGCGCAGCAGCTAAGACTTATGGTCTTATCGGCCTCATCGTAAACCTTAAGGACTACACTGTTGGTGCTGATAAGGGTGGCGCTGTATCACTCTTTGACGATTTCGATATCGACTATAACCAGCAGAAGTACCTCATCGAGACACGTATCTCTGGTGCAATGACAAAGCCTAAGGCAGCTATTGCTCTTGAGTATGAAGTAACATCCAACGATGAGGGCAACGAAGACGAGGAGCCTTCAGGCTGATCGAGAAATTCAAAATGGATACTTATTAAGCGATGATAGTGAGAATTAGCAAACAGGAGCATTAATGCGTTAAAGCACCTATCAACCGACTAAGATTCTTAAAAATAAAATGTTATGTGTTTATGATGACTTTGTTGATTCT